TCAGTCGGGGCTGTCTGGCAAGCGGATTTTTCCCGATGACTCTATATACGCCGTGACTTGGGGGGTGTCAACAAGTTGGTTTGACTTTCTCAAATTCTCTTCCCGCGTGATAACTCGCAGGTTCCAAGGCACGTGCAGCCCGGACACGCTTTCGCCATTTAACGGGATGATGTGATCCACGACATATGGCACTTTAGTAATACGGGTCACTGTCATGGCGTCGATGTACAACTGCCGCATCGCCCGTTTTTGCTCCGCAGTAAGCCATTTGGGGGTGGCGTTACGGTGTTTTCTACGTCTAGAGCGGGTCAATGCCCGATACATATCAGGATTGTTTTGTTTATGTTTTTTACGATACTCACGCCTAATTTCATTTGGGCGAGCAAGGGCTTTGAGTTTGACTAGCCCTTTGTTCTTTTCGTAATACTCCTGTTTGGCTTTTTTGCCTGCTTCAGATTGATTGTATTGCCTGAAGTATTCGGCACGGGCAACGTTACCCTTTTCCCATTCAACCTTTAGGCATTCCACACAAGCCCCCTTGGTCTTGCGCGGGGCGACATGACCGTGTTTGCACGGCGCCCCCGTGAAGTAGTACTTGGCACCTTTGGCTTTAGCCTCGGCGCGGGATTTGGGCAGCGTTGAAGTATCCATCTTTACCTCTAGGACTTTGATACAGGTAAAGACTAACTTGGTTAGTTTAGAACGTCAAGACAAAAAGAAAGGGGGCCGAAGCCCCCCTTCCAATCAGCGTAATATACTGATTTATCAGGACGAACCCGGCGAACCAAACATACCAAGGGGGTCCGACCAGCCGAACGAGTAACGCTCGCGGCTCTTATAACGGACATTCCCGGTATCAAAGTCACCGTCCATGGAGTTCTGCAGCGGGGTACGAACGAAGTGCTTCATACCATTCGGAACGTCCGTGGTCAGGAACCAAGCGTTCGTATCCGTCAGGTAGTGATTCACCGTGTAGCCACCGGGAATCGACCCCATCGCCTTGAGAGCGTTGATGTCGTTGTCCGCAGTTGCCACGCGAAGTTCCGTATCGAGGAGACGCTTAGCGGTAAACATCAACGGCGGGGGCACGATGAGTTTACCGGGTTTCGCCGCGATCAGAAGTCCACGCTCGTCCGTCCAACCAGCAATCTGGATGACAGCCGCTTCCAACGAAGTCTCGTTGAGGTCAGAAGCCGTCAGACGGTTGCTGTTGGTGCCACCAGAAACAAGCGGGTGATTCGCACTGAACAGAGCCACACCGTCGCCACCAACGTAGGACGACGAGAAGCCATTGTTCAGGACAGAAGCCGCCTTGACCTGCTTCGTGTACGCCATCGCTCGGGCGAGCGCCTTGGTGTATCGCTTGGACAGCGAATCGTACAGGTTGTCTTCAACCGCTTCTTCCGTGATGGAGAAGCCGAGAGCAATCGTCTCGTGGCTGTAGCGAGCAGTCCACGCTTCCTGTGCGTTGTCATACGCAATTGCAGCGCCTTCCGACTTAACCGGAGCAGCACTGAAACCAGAAAGTTTGGTCTCCTCTTCAAAGGAACGCTCGGAGGTCTCAGTTTCGTAGATCTCCTTGTGCTCTTCGCCATAGTTTTTGTACTCAAGGCCAAACAGGGCGTTCAAACCCGGAAGGAGTTCCTTGAGCAGTTGTGCGCGTGAAATAGCCATGTCTTAGAACTCCCTTATTAAACGCCGACGGGGCAGTTGTAAGCGTGACCACCAACAATCAACGAAACGCTCGTGAGGTACGGTGCATTGAACTTCACGATAACTTCGGGATAGTAGGTAGTGCCGCTCGAAACAAACGCCGTGTCTTCGACTACATCGACGATACGCATCGGCAGAGACCGGGTGGTCGCAACCGAAGACAGCAGGAGACCCCGCTGCGAGTCGTTCGTCGTCGTGTTCAGCGCCTCGTCAACCAGTGCAACGTTGGCACCGATATCCTCGTACGTGAACCCGCTCGTGGTCGAGACGTTCAGGGACGCCGAAACGCCCACAGCCTTGAACAGGGTGTTCGGATCATCAGCCACATACGCCGTAACGTACGTGCCGGACTTCACCGAAGTGCCCGAAATCCAAGCCTGCGAGAAGGTCGGCTGACCCGTCACAGTGGACACGAACGAACAGCCCAAGAACACACCGGCAAAGCCAGCGGTCGGAGGCGTCGTCGTCGAGGTGGAAACAGAAATAGTGCCGCTCGAAGTCAACTGAACCGGATCGCCGTAGCCAATGCTCGCAGCACTGGACGCAATACGACGCTGGCGAGTTGCCCCGGCAAACACCTGCCCGCCGATCAAGTTGATCGGCTTCAAGCCATACGGCTTGTCAACAGTAGGATATGCCATTAGTTACTCCAAAAAAGAAGTTATTTGCCTTTGCCAAACGAGACCGTAGTCTTCTTCTCACTGAAGAGGGGCATACGCTCATCGTTCAGCCTCATAAAGTTGTTGTCCACAGACTGCAACTGAGCCTTTGCTTGCTTAGCGTAATAGTCCTCACGCTGCTGCATTAGTTCAGCCGGAGCCTTACACAACAACAACCCGCCGATCTCAATGTTGTCTTTGAAACGTCCATTAGGATCGGCTTGCATCATCAATTTAGGCTGTTCAGAAACCTTTACAGGCTCCCAACCTTCCCGAAATTTTGCGGCTGTATTAGAGGGATCGGCCTGACCCATAATACTAGTCCGTATCCAGCGGAAGACCCAACCATCTTGCGGCTCCGGTTCAGGGAGCGTCTGAGGGGGTTTCCAATCCATTTTGCGCTGTGCGGATTCCCGATTTTCGAGTTCACGTGCGAGTCTATTCTCAGCCATTTTAGTTAGCCTCCAGTTTCATAAGTTCTTTTGCGTACTGTTCATTGCTCAGCCCCAATTTCTTGGCGATAGCAACTTGAGTCGGTGTCAGGCGGACCTGACGAGGCGCGGTTCCCCGCGTTACCGGAGCCACTACATTTGCTGGCTTTGTGCGAACAGGTTTTTCAACCTGCCTCGTTTGAGGCTTATCGTCGTCCTCTTCAGCATCCTCAAATGCCTCTGGATAACGCTTCCTCATGGTTTCATCAACTCTACGATAATACTCGTCTGAATTCGGATCAACTCCGCTTCGGACCAGTTTTTCATGCAGGCCAAGGGCAAGGGCGGTCATTTCCTCGTCCTCACCAAACCAAGTATTTTTCTCTTGCCAAGATTTCGCTTTAGGGTCTACCTTTGGCTGAGAAAACTCTTGGGGCACCTGAGCCTGTTGTGCCTGTTCTACTCTACCTTCGTTCTGTTGTAAAGAAGGTTTTACACGAGAGATAGTCTGGATTTTAAGTTTAGCGTCTGTAAGAAGTTCTTGGGCTTCAGCAATCTTTTCCGAATCCCCGGCTTCATAAGCCTGCTTTAAGCGTTCTTTAGCCGAACTAAGGTCAAAATTGGCATACTTCTGGGCTTCCTTAATAAACGCCTGCTCATTCTGACCTAAGCGTTCCCGAAGTTGTTTTGCCTCCTGATCCCGCATTTGGGCGAAACGCAAGGCTTCCTCACGTTCACGTAAAGCCCGTTCTTTTTCCCGGCGCTCGTCGTGCCAAACACGTTTCATCTGGGAGAGGCGCTTTTTTACCTTCTCCGAATACTCATCCAAATCCTCGTTTTCAAGTTCCTCTACTGTACGTTTAGACAGTGGTTTACGGCCCCGATCTTCTTCAGGGGTGTCGTCTTCAATCTTGACCTCAAATTCAGGTTCAGGAGCCGCTTTAACTTCAGCCTCCTGTTCGTCAGGAAATTTAAACTCTTCTCGCTCAATAGCCATGGTTTACTCCTATGCGCGACGGATTCCACGGGGGTCTTGAACCACCGCTTCTACCGTGTCGTCGTTGATGATGCGGAACTCCCTACCGTGGATGACCACGCGGGTGCCCGAGTACGGACGGGTTAGAACAAAGTCGCCTTCCTTGCACCATGGGCCGGTGGGGAAACGTTCCTTGTCTGCATAGCAAAGGTCACCCATCTTGATGACGAAGAGAACGACCGTAGTCTGCTCTTCGGCACGAATGGTGTTGTCAGCCTTGATAATGCCGCCCTCAAACTCTTCCTCTACATGCGGGACTGCACAAAGCAGCCGATAGCCTTTCGGCTCTGGCAGGAGTTTGGCCTTAGCGGCCTCTTCCTGAGTTTTCTCTACGTTGATACTGCTCACTCTTCCTCCATCCTTTTTGCAAGGTCTTTAATGTGGATTACTGCGAGATCAAGACCTTGTAATACCCCGCAGAGTCTTTTGTACTCACCTTCATCAAGTTTGCCCTGAATCAGATTTTCCACGATCGATGTGCGCTCCTCCTTGAGTTTAGTTTCAAGGTACTCCAGAGCGTTTGAATAACCCATTACTCACTCCTTTTTGGCGGCGCCATCCGACGCTGTTGTGCCTGATCTTTAGCCTTGGCGATATCAACGCCAAGTCGGACTCCTTCAGTCTCCATCCGATTCGATTCTTGCGCCTTGTGCTTCTCAATATCCGCACCAAGCCGTGCTGCATCAAGTTGCTGACGACCAGAGATCTCCGCTTCGCGCAACCGAAGTTCATCTTCCTTAGCAGCAGCGTCCATAAGAATCTGCTGTTCTTTAAGTTGGAGTTCTTTCTGCTTAGCCTGCATCTCCATCTGCACCTGCATCTGCTTGGTCTGGGCCTGCATCTGCTTGATCTGGAGGTCCATCTGCTGCAACTGCATGAGCGGATCTTGTGCCTGCTGCGCCATCTGCTGAGCCTGTGCTTCAGCCTGATCCTTCTGAAGAAGTCGTGCAGCGGCAAGGGCGCTAACCTGAGCGATTTGAACCTCAAGTTCAGGCTGCAAATCGTACTGCTCGTTGTCGTCTTGGGGCAGCGGAGGAAGCGCCACACCAAGTTGTTTCTCAATATCCCGACGATATTGATAGGCTATATGTTCCATAATA